AATTGTAATTGTTAACTAAACAAGGAGTTCAATAATGGCTAAAAAAGAAAATCAATCGCCTAAACTTGTTCTTAATGATGTTGAGTATGATGTTAATGAGGACTTAAATGATGAGCAAAAGCAGATGTATCTACATCTTGAAAACATAGAATCAAAGATAAATAGCAATAACTTTATTCAACAGCAACTTGCAGTAAATAAAGATGCTTTTATTAGATTATTAGAAGAGTCTCTTGCTAAATCAAATGACCCTTCTCCACATGATCCAGGAGATGAAAACGACTAATGATTATTAGATGTGCCTATGACCATGATGTGGTAATTCATTTTAATAATAAAAAAGGAATGACTAAAAAAGTGAAGTTGGCTGATGGAACTTTTATCACATTAACATATCCAAGTAGTAAGAACTACTTTCTTAGAAATGGTGAGACTATAATTAAAAAAAGTGACTCATTTAAAACCATTGAAGAAGCGTATGTGAAGGAGTGTGCAAATTTAAAAGACTCTGATGGTCATGGTCGCATTGATATTGTAAAGCATAAAATAGTTAATCACAAGGTAGTTGAGAGATGAAAAGCCCTTTATCAAAACTTGTATCTTGGCAATTAAAAACAGGGCAACTTGATGGATGGACTTCCTACCACATTGCCGCTGGTGCATTTTTATGTAAAGTATTCCAATGGTGGGGATGGTCTGATTTTTGGTGTGTGATGGGTGTCTTTATTATTGGTGTGTTATGGGAAGTTTTTGAATACTATATAGAAAATTGGAAGCCCTATGGAAGTAAAAGAAGATGGGTATATAATACCATTGCAGATATTATTGTTGAAACAGGCATGGCATGGTGGATGATTATATGAATATTGAATATGAAGTAGATTATGAAATTAGTACAAGTTATGATATTTCTGTTGTTTACACTTTCATCTCTTAATTGTTCTGGGGGTTGGAGTGTTGGAGGTTGGGAAATAACACCAACAGATACAAATACAGTTTTTATAGAAATAATGGACAAGGATTCTATATTCCATTATTACCATCATAGATTGTACCCAACTCAAAATTGGTGCTGGATTCATAACCAATATGAAGATATTAAAAAAATAGATGAGTGATGTTAAAACAGCAAGAAGTTATCGTGGTGCTTTGGTTGATGATAATATGGTTTTTAGCATTAACATCAAGTGGATTATACAGTTATGTATTCTTGTGGGTAGCCTTGTCTATGGGTATATTAATATTATGTCTAGGCTTGAAGCCCTTGAAACAGAACTGGTGGAAGCAGATAGCCAGATTAGGAGTTTATTTAATAAGCACAGCATGGAAGAAGAGCGGAAAAGGTCAGAATTGGAGGATAAACTTTCGTTCTATGAAAAAGAATTAAAATTAAATTTAAACCCAATGTCATGGGGTAAGAAAAAGCGGAAATAATATGGATTTTATAGCATTATATGGTGAAGCTGGAATGATAGGTGTAGTTGGTGCTATGTTTGTGTACCTAGTAATGCAAATGTCAAAGAAAGCAACTCAACAGCAAGAGGTTCTTGAAAGTTTAAAAGTAGAGAATAGAGGACAGTCAGAGACTTTAGAAAATTTAGAGAGCATTTGTATAAAATTAATTAATAGATGGAATCAATCTGATGATAAACTGGATAGAAAATTTGATGCTATGACAAAAGAAATCAATGACTTAGATAATCAAGTATCAAGAATAGAGGGTTCACTAAGCAGAATTAATGGAAAACACTAATGGCTAAAGACCCTAGATTAAAAAGGTTTGGTTTATCTGATTATAATAAACCCAAAAGAACACCAAGACATAAAACAAAGTCTCATGTGGTACTTGCAAGATACAGGAAAGGTGGCAGAACTGTTACTAAGTTAATACGCTTTGGTATGCAAAATGCAAAGACTAATCAAACAGTTGCACAAAGAAGAGCGTTCAAATCTCGTCATAGAAAGAACATAGCAAAGGGTAAAAGTTCAGCGGCTTGGTGGGCAAATAAGGTTAAATGGTCGCCTAGTAAAACTAGGAGTAAATAAAATGGATTATGAAACAATAGATGAGTATAGAAGTAGTGTCAAAGAAAGATTAGCAAGGATAGAATCTATTTTGCAAAGAGAATTACCAGATATAAAAGAACAGCTTAAAATATCTAATGGAAGGACCAGATCACTTGAAAACTGGAGAAACTACATTTTAGGTGGCATGGCAATATTAATTTTTTTATTTACTAATCTAAAATAGGAGATAACTATGAACATAAAATCAGTGGTATTAGGAGAGATAACAAAGCAAGTTGAAGCATCTATACCTGAACTTCAAAAAGGTTTAGAAGCTTTAGTTATTGACAAAATACAATCTAAAGAATTTGAAAAGGAGTGGGCAACTGCTTTGAATAAAAAACTAAATTTGCCATTTCTTAATGAAGAACAAGAGCAAGAACTGTTTGAAACTATGATAGATAAAGGCACTGATATTGTTGCTGGTATTATGTCAAAGCTTCTAAAAGGTAAGTAATGATTGACTCAATGCAAATGCTAACAGTCATTAAAGACACCCTTGAAAAGATGGGTTCTAAATATGCTAGTCATGATGCACAAATGCTTGTTTACAGGACTGGCTTGGCAGAAAGGTGGTTCAAACATAGCTAGAGGGTTTTGGCAGTGTGAACCTTGGGTGATGGTTTCTTTATGTAATGATTACTTACAGTATAGAAAAGACCTATTAAAAAAGGTTGCTGAGATATGTTATCTTGATTGGAGTTTCTTTACTGCACCTGAAGAGGATAAGTGGAGGGATATACTTACAACCAACCTTATTGCTGGAATTGTTGCTTGTAGGCTTCATTATTGGAGAGTAC